ATTTGCTCAACGTCCCACAGCAAGCAGGCTTTCCAAACACCATCAACTGGCCCACTAAACCAGAGTAACGCGCATGGCTCTCATACCGCTTAAAATCCCCGCAGGCTTCTACCGCACAGGTACGGAGTTGGACGCTTCTGGTCGCTGGCGTGATGGCTCACTTGTTCGCTGGCGTGACGGGTCACTGCGCCCTATCGGCGGTTGGCGTGTAAACGAAAACATTGCGAGCATTACGGCAAATGCGCCGCGCTCTATGCACACTTGGGAAAGCAACAACGGCACACGTTATGTTGCAGCGGGATCATACAATGAGCTATTCGCAGTTGTTTCTGGTGGTACGGCATACGACATTGCGCCCACAGACCTAACAGCAGGGTCAGAGGATGCTGCGGTCAATATTGGTTATGGGTACGGCTTTTATGGTGCAGGCGCATACGGCACACCGCGTCCTGACACTGGCAACCTTGTTGCTGCAACTACATGGTCGCTAGATAACTGGGGCGAGTACCTTGTCGCGTGTTCCACAGCAGATGGGCGCATACTTGAATGGCAGCTTGGTACTACGTCTGACGCGGCGGTCATTGCAGGCGCACCAACAAATAACAGCGGCATAATCGTCACAGAGGAACGCTTTATCTTTGCACTAGGTGCAGGCGCAAATCCACGCAAGGTGCAGTGGTGTGACCGTGAGGACAATACAACATGGACACCCGCAGCAACCAACGAGGCTGGCGACATAGAATTGCAAACCTCTGGGCAAATCCAGACTGCTATTCGTACACGCGGTCAGACGTTAATCATTACAGACATTGACGCACACACAGCGCGTTACATCGGCCCACCCTATGTGTATGGGTTTGAGCGTGTTGGCACATCTTGCGGCATCATTTCACGTCAGGCGGCGGCAGACGTTGACATGGGCGTGTTCTGGATGGGCAACGGTGGTTTCTATCGCTTTGATGGTAACTTGGTTTCTGAAATACCGTGCGATGTTCACGATTATGTGTTCGGAGACATCAATACCTCTCAGAAAAGTAAAACGTGGGCGTTTACCAACGGTCAGTTTGGCGAAATTTGGTGGTTCTATGCATCTTCTAATAGCACGGAGATTGATCGCTATGTGGCGTTTGATTACAAGGAAAGCCACTGGCTGATTGGCAATCTATCCCGCACCTCTGGCGCGTCACGCGGCGTGTTTGAGTATCCAATGTTGATGGATGCAAATGGCGCGATGTATGACCATGAGGTAGGCTTATCCTACGCGGTCAGTGGCGCAGAGCAAGCTGTATTCGCAGAAAGTGGCCCGATCAGCATTGGCAACGGCGATAACATCATGCAGGTTACAGACCTAATTCCTGACGAAAAGACGCAGGGCGATGTAGATGTAATCTTCAAAAGCAGATACTACCCCAACGACACAGAATATACGCATGGGCCGTATACACCGTCTAGCCCGACAGCGGTGCGCTTCTCAGGTCGCCAGATCAGAATGCGCGTAGAGGGCGATGCACCATATGCAGCGTGGCGTGTTGGCACAATGCGGGTAGACGCAAAAGCGGGTGGGCGTAGGTAATGGCAGCACCCGTACTCCCACCGATTGGCGACAACGTAAAGGCTTGGGGTAATAACCTTACTGCGTATCTGCGCAGGCAGCTTCCGCGCTTGTACTTTAAGACAGCAGACGACAACCCATCAGAGAACGGCGTTATCTTGTGGGACGATGAGGCGGGTTATCCTGTCGTGTCCAAGAACGGCGCGTTTGTGCAGATCATCTTGGAAGATGGTCACGCCTCGCTTTACCGCACAACTGACGTTACGGCGGCTGCGGCGAATACGGCGTACGCAATAACGTACGATGCGCCTACGGGGAATGTCGGCATAGATCGGGATGGAGCTGATCCAAGCAAAATCGTGTTTAGTGAAGCTGGTGAGTACCTTTTGATGTTTTCTGCGCAAATTTCGTCAACATCAGGCAGCACAGTAAAGTTCTACTTCTGGCCAAGGCTAAACGGCACAGATGCGCCCAACAATACTATGGTTAACACGCTGCACCAAAACAACGCCACGCTTGTTGCTTCACGCAGTGCAAAGTTTGATGTTAGTGCTGGCGATGAATTGCAAGTTATGTGGGCGGTGGATAGCACGAATGGCTTTTTGGATGCGACTGCGGCGACTGCGTTTAGCCCAGCGGCACCAGCGACTACGCTTCACATTACGAGGATGCATGGATGAATGCGCACGCAGACATAAATCCGCTAGAGCGCTGCAAGCCTTGGATTGAGGCTGCATTGGAGCGCTCAGGTGGTCACAATACGTGGGACGAAGTATGCTCAGGTATACGCTCAGGCAAGATGCAATTATGGCCCGCAGAGCGTGGGTGCATAATTACAGAAATCGTGGTATATCCTAGTACAAAAGCCTTGCATGTGTTTCTTGCAGGTGGTGAATTGGATGAAATTTTACAAATGACTGAAAATGTGAAAGAATGGGCAAAATTGCAAGGCTGTTCATTTGCTTCATTTGATGGTCGTTTTGGATGGCAGAAACCTTTGGAGAAATTGGGCTGGAAGCCTCACTCCATAACAATGCATTTGGAGTTTTAGCATGGGTAGCAAGTCTACACAATCAACTCAAATCCCAGAGTACGTTGAGGAAGCTGGTAAGCTGGCTCTGCAGCGCGCTCAGGAAATCCAAGCGATGGGATATGTTCCCTACACGGGGCCAGAGGTTGCAGCCATTAATCCTTACGAACAGGCTTCTGCTGCAAACGTTGGCGGCATGGCGGCAGCGCTTGGCATGCAAGCACCTGTAGGGGTGGACATGGGCGGCATGCCAACAGTCACTCAGGGCGGCATGACAGGGTATAGCTCTTACCCAGCTTACATGGCGTCACTTGAAAGATTGCGTGAAACGCGCCCAGAGATGTATCAATACTTCTCAGGCATGACGCGGTTTGACCCGATCACTGGTGCGCTAAACCCTGAATACGATGCGCGTATGCAGGCAGCAATTGCTCCACAAGTAGCAGCGCCAGTTTCAGGTGGTGGCGGCAGTAATAACGATGGGCTAAGTCATGCTGAAATCATGGAAATGCATTATGGTAACCCTGCTGGCTCAAATGCGAACCTTGGCCCGCGTGACAGCAGCCCGCGCCCAGTTTTACGTAGTCAATCTACTGGTGGAAGCGGTAATTTGTTTAGCGGCCTGCGTGATGCTAGGGAAGAGGTTAGTAACAGAATTTATACTGCATTAGGAGGTCGCGGATAATGGGACGTTCAAGCTCACAGCCTACGCAGGCACCAACAACCGCGCCAAACTTAGGCCCAATCATAAATACAGGTCCAAAATTTGGCGCAACTCCATACAACCCTCCAGCGCCAACGCCAGAACCTGCTCCAGCGCCAACGCCAACGCCAGAACCTGCTCCTGCGCCAACCCCAATGGTGCAACCAACTGGCCCTAATGTATTTCAGCAATCTGCTGACTACATGAAGCAAGCGGGCGAAACATACGGTGGCTTGGCGGGCTTCCAAGCTCCAGCAGCACAAGCTGCGCAGATTGGCCCAGTTGGATCACTAGCTGCGGCAAATATGCAACAGTATATGTCACCATACACTCAGCAAGTTATTGAGCGTGGTGAAGCAGACATTGCACGCCAGCGCGAGCAAGCCATGAACCAGCTAGGTGCGCAGGCCACTGCGGCGGGCGCTTTCGGTGGATCACGCCAAGGCGTGGCTGAAGGTGTAACAATGGGCGAATATGGTCGTATGGCTGGCGACTTTGCGGCGCAGCAGCGCGAGAAAGCATATCAGCAAGCCCTTGGCGCTGCTCAGTACGACATTGGGCAATCGCAACAGCGCGCACTCCAGCAGGCAAGTTTGCAGCAGCAAGCGGCGCTTGCAAACCAGCAGGCGGCTCTATCTGGCGCAGGCGTGCAGCAGGCAGGCGCAGCGGGTCTTGGCGGTCTTGCGGGCCAAGCGTTTGGCATGGGCCAGCAGGCGCAGCAGGCGATTGGGCAGCAGGCTGCTTTACAGCGTAGCCTGCAACAACAAATGATTGATGCTCAGCGCCGACAGTTCGCAGGCGCAACTGGCGCACCTCTGGCTGGGCTTGGTGCGTTGTCGCAGGTCTTAGGGACAACGCCTACGCCAACAACAACTACAACCAACCAAGGCTTTAACCCCGCATCTCTACTAATGTTATTGTGATCTGATATGGCGCTAAATGACAGAGAATTATTAGCAAAGACGCTGCAAGCTGAAGCTGGCAATCAAGGCATTGGCGGCATGCTTGCTGTTGGCTCTGTCATAAGAAACCGCATGGCACAAGGTGGAAGTCTGAGTGACGTTATTCTTGCCCCTGCGCAGTTTTCTGCTTGGAACAAGGTAACTGGCGCGGTTGGCGGAGAGCAGGGGCAGGACATGGCTGCGCTAAAGCCAAGCGAAGATGCCTACTCTGCTGCAGATGCAATACTCTCTGGGAATGCCCCAGATTTAACTGGCGGCGCTACGCACTACTACAACCCGTCTATCTCAAACCCCGCTTGGGGCAAGGAGAAAGCTGGCGGTGATTGGACCAAGATTGGCGCGCATATTTTTGGCAAAGCTGGTGATTTCAAAACAGGAGCCGCAAAGATGAACGGTGAACAGACACAAAAACCTCAAGGCTTGCTGGGTGGCTTGCTTGGCGGGCAGGGCATAGGTGAGCGCTTAGGGCTAAGCCCAGAGTTTAGCGATAAACTCGCAATGGCTGTCATGGCTGGGACAGGTGATGCGCGATTGCAGCCTTTGATTGCGCAGCGTGCGGCAGGCATGAAAGAGCGTAGAGGTGAGGCTAAGGAACAACGCCAGCGTAATAAGAGTATTGAATTTTTGCAAAGCCGTGCTGATGCGGGTGATGCAACCGCGAAAGAAATTCTTGGGGCGGTTTCAACTGGCGTCCTGCCTGTAGGGATAGGCGTATCTACTTATTTGACGCAATCTCTGACTGCGCCGAAGGACGAGAGAACGGCCTTGATGAAGGAATATGATCTGTCCAAAACAGACCCAGAATTTGCCAAGCTTTTGGGCTTGAGGAACGCGCCAGAAGCCCCCGCGGGGTTAAAAGCGCTAGATACTGAATTTGCCAAAACTCTTGGCGAAGGTGGCGGCGCGCAAAACGTAGCAGCGGCTATGCAGGATTTAGCGTCGGTTCAGACAGTCCTAAATAAACTTGAGGCTGGCGAGGAGCTAACTGGCCCATTTATTGGATCGCTACCTGAGAGCGTTAGAGCATTCATAGCCCCTGAAGGATTGCAGGCGCAGCAGCTTGTTGAAAGCGTTGTCCAAAAGAACCTTAGAGCAATTCTTGGTGGACAGTTTGCGCAAAAAGAAGGCGAGCAACTTGTTAGACGCGCATACAATCCGTCACTTACCCCCGCGCAAAATGCGGCAAGGCTAAGAGCCTTAATACCGACACTGCAGGCTGCTGCTGAAAATAAACTGGCGATGACTGAGTACTTCCTTGATCCAAATAACAATTATTCGCTTAAAGGGTTTTCTGGACTTGTTGGTGTTCCAAGTGTTTCAGTGTTTATGAATGCTCTTGATGAAGGTGAAAGTAACTTATCTTCATCGGGGAAGGGCGCTCAACCCGCACCAGCGGCAAAACCAGTAGTAATAAATGGCTACACAATCGAAGAGATTGAATAATGGCAACATTTCAAATCACAGCGCCTGATGGGAAAAAATACAGAGTTACTGGCGAAAATGCTCAGGGCGCTCATGCTGCTTTAATGGAGATGCTTGGTGGGCAAACTGCTGAACCTGCCCCAGAAGTTTCGCGCGGTGAAGATGTAAAGATGGCACTGAAAAGCGGCTTGCGTGAGGGCGCTATTGCTGTTCCAGAAACGCTTGAGATGTTGGGTCGCCTTGGTGTGCGCGGTTTCCAAGAGGCTAAGGATTTACTTGGCTATGAGGTCGGGGACAAGGTTCCAGTGCTGGACACCTTCTCAGGCGACATTCTACGTGAAGCGTTCCCCGCAGAAGAGTACGAGCCTCAAACAACTGCTGGGGAATACGCCCAAACTATAGCAGAGTTTTTGCCTTCTGCAGCAATTGGTGGCCCTGCTGGCCTCGCACGCCGTGGTGTAACAATGGCAACGGCGGGCGCTGGCAGCGAGGCTGCGGGTCAGGCGGCAGAAAAGTACGCGCCGTCTATGGAGTTGCCAGCGCGCCTAATTGGAGCGCTTGCTGCACCATCTGCAGGCAAAAAGGCGCTTAATAAAACATTTCAGCGCTCAATAGACCGCCCAACTCTGGAAAGCCTGCAAACAGCAAAGAATGCGGCATACAGCGCAGTGGACAAGGCTGGTGTGAAATTCAAACCAAACGAAATGAACCAGATTGTTGCGAAATCTAACGCAGCAGTCGCTAAATTCAATTATGTTCCTGAAGTTGACCTGCAGACAAAAGCTGCGCTCAAAACAATCCAATCTCAAATGGACAACACAATGACTGTTGGGCAGTTAGATAAGTTGCGCCAAGGCTTGTATAAGCGCTACAGCGCAGCGCGCAACGAGCAGGGTATAAGAGAAATCATTGATGTTATTGATGAGGCGATAGAAGCAAAAGCTCCAGCAAACCGCCTTATGACAACCGCGCGCCAAGCCAACAAGCGCTACAAAAAGCTAGAGATGCTTGAGGATGCGTTTAGGAAAGCTGAACTAGATACGGCGGTAAGTGGTTCTGGTGGAAATTTGGTTAATAACTATCGTCGTGCCGTTAAGAACATTCTGGCAAGTAAAAACAAAACAAAGTTTTTTGACGATACAGAGTTAAAGGTTATGGAGCAGTTTGTTCGTGGCAGCATGAGTGAAAATACACTGCGCCTAATTGGTAAGATGTCACCGTCTGGGGGTGGTCTTATGCAGGCGCTTAATGTCGGTGCAATAGCTTACAATCCTGCAATGGCTGGCGTCAGCGTTGCTGGAATGGCTGCAAAGGGAATATCTGAAGCAAAGGCCATAAAATCCGCAGAGCAAATAAAGAACATGCTTGCTACTGGGGTTGCACCTAATAAGTCAATTAGCTTGAAAGAGATACGAACTTTGATGGGCTTGGAAGCAGGCAATGAAACTGGCTTGATGCCGCAACCACAAGGACAATAACATGCAGCCACAAGCAAAAGACAGACGCGAGATTGAAGCTATCGTGCAAGACGCTATGGCACAGGCTGTAGACTTTGTTGAGAGTGAAATCACAGATGAACGCATCAAGGCTCAGCGCTACTTTGACGGTCAAGTTGACATTGGTTACGAAGATGGGCGCAGCAGAGTTGTAGCGACTAAGGTGCGAGACACCATTCGCTCAGTCAAGCCAAGCATCATGCGTGTATTTATGTCCACAGCGAAGCCTGTTGAGTTCTTACCAAAAGGCCCAGAGGATGTTGCTGCAGCAGAACAAGCCACGCAGTACATCCACTATGCATTCACCAAGAACGACGGGTATCGCGTGCTAAACGATGCGATCCATGACGCGCTGATTAAGAAAACAGGTATCGTCAAAGCGTACTACGAGGATAGCTATAAAGCTGAGATATTCACGTATGACAACCTGACAGATCAAGAGTACATGCTGCTTGTCTCTGATGACGATGTAGACGTGATTGAGCATGGCGTAGAAATGACTATGAGCATGGATGAGTTTGGCGCAGAGGTAGAGGCACCAGTTCATTCTCTAAAAATCAGCAGACAAATCCCTAACGGTCAGCTACGCCTAGAGAGCGTACCGCCAGAAGAGTTTTTCATTAACTCACAGGCGCGTAACATAGATGACGCATATATCGTAGCGCACCGCACAGAGATGCGCGTGGGCGAGCTTGTAGAGATGGGCTATGACTTTGAGGACGTATATAAGCTAGATGGCTTGTATGGCGCATCAGACATCTCTGAGGCAGAAACTATAGAGCGTCAAGGCTACTCACAGGATGACTATGAGGATCAAGAGGGCGATCCTGCAATGCGCTCTGTTGCAGTCACGGAAGCCTACATGAAGATCGACGCGGATGGCACGGGCGTACCAGTTCTGCATCGCTTTATCTGCGGTGGCACAAGCTACCAGCTATTGGACTTTGAGCCTTGGGATGAGGTGCCGTTTGCTGTGTTCGAGATTGACCCAGAGCCTCACACATTCTACGGACGTTCTCTTGCAGAAATCATCATTGATGACCAAGACGCAGCAACAGCAATCCTGCGCGGCGTGTTAGATAACGTAGCCATGACGAATAACCCTCGCATTGGTATTGTTGATGGTGCGGTTAATATTGACGATGTGCTGAACAATGAGATCGGCGCAATCGTACGCATGCGTCAAGCTGGATCAGTTCAGGAGCTTACAGTTCCATTTACCGCAGGCCAGACGCTAGGTGCGCTAACCTACATGGATCAGGTCGTAGAGAACAAAACTGGCGTGTCTCGCGCAAGCATGGGGCTAGACCCAGACGCAATGCAATCCACTACAAAGGCTGCGGTTCAAGCTACAATCCAATCACAGGCTGGTCAGATTGAGGTAATGGTGCGCAACCTTGCAGACGGTATGAAGCGCCTATTCGGCATCATGCTACGCGCAGCAATCAAGAACACAGACGAAGAGCAGCTTGTGAAGATGGGCGGGCAGTTCGTGCAGGTTGATCCTCGTGTTTGGCGCTCTGACATGGACATCGGTATCAACGTAGGTCTAGGCACAGGCCGCGAAGAAGAGAAGATGATGGCGCTGCAGCAAGCGTTCCAAATCCAGCAGCAAATTTATACGCAGTATGGGCCATTTAACGGCATGGTGAGCTTGACGAACATACGCAATACGTTGTCTGATATGTTAGCTGCTGCTGGCATTCGCAACTCTGACAGATATTTTGCTCCAATCACGCCAGAGGTCGAGCAGCAGCTACTTCAAATGCAGCAGCAAGCGCAGGCTCAGCAGGCTCAGGGTACTGATCCTAACCAAGCCTACTTACAGGCAGAGCAGATGAAAGCGCAAGCCAATATGCAGTCAGACATGGCTAAACTGCAGCTAGAACAGCAAAAACTTGCTATGGAAGATGATCGCAAGCGTGACCAGATGGATCAAGACTTGCTGGTTGATGCTGCGAAGGTGTTGGGCCAGTATGGCACTCAGGTTGACGTAGCTGCGATCAGAGCAGCGCAACAAGCGGCGAGAGGATAATGCAGAGCATTCGCATACAGGCAGACGAAGCTAAGCGTTTAAAGAACGACACTGCTTTCCAGCAGTTTGTCCAAGATGTTCGTGATGTGCAGATCAGCATATTCACAAACACAACTGCTCAGGAGATTGAGCAGCGTGAAGAGGCGCACGCAATCATGCGCGCGTTAAACCAGATCGAAATGCAGCTTGACGCAGCGATTGCTGCAGAGCGCATGTTAGATCGCAAATAAGGAGTAGCACCGTGGAAGCGACTACTATTGAGAGTGCAGTGGAGAGCCTTTTGGCACCACAGGATAATTCCGAAGAAACAGTTGAAGCTACAGAAGAGCCAACTCAAGACGTTGAGAGCGATTTTGAAGAAGAGGCTGTGGAAGAGGAAGTCATCGAAGCATCTGACGATGATGGTGAAGCCGAATACGAAGATGATGCAACTGAATATACTGACGAAGTAGAAGCCGTTGAGGATGACAGTGAAACTCTGTACGACATCACTATTGATGGTAAGCCAGAGCGCTGGACCCTTTCCCAACTAAAGCAGTCTGCTGCGGGTCAGGGCTATATTCAGCAAAAAATGCGTGAAAACGCTGAGCAATCTAAGCAGATTGATGCAGCAAAAGCGCACTTAGCTCAGCAGTTAAACATGCTGAACAATTTAACCCAGCAAGCGCAGAGTGGCGAACTTGCTCCACCCACGCCGCCATCAAAGGAACTTCTTGAGAGTGACCCGATTGGGTACATGCAAGAGAAGGAAGCCTACGAAGCGGCAATGGGTGAGTACAACGTCAAGATGCAACAAGTGCAGCAACTGCAAGCACAGCAGGCGCAACAGTCGGAGCAGCAAAAACAGCAGCACCGTCAGGAGCAAATGCAGTTATTGCAGCAACGTGTGCCTGATTTCGCTGACCCTCAGAAATACGAGAAGGCGGCTCAGGATATGCTACGCGGTGGGCAGGAGTATTACGGGGTTCCACAGGAAGCTCTAATGCAACTCACTGACGCTGTAGAGATTGAAATCCTGTATGACGCGATACGCTATCGCAGACTGCAGGCCAATCGCAAAAACGTAGACCAGAAAGCTAAGAAAGCTAAGCCTATGGTCAAAGCTGGCGCTAAAAAGGTTCAGGATAGTGCGGCTGCAACTCGCAGAAAACAGCAAGCCAAAGCTATGAAGTCTGGGAATATCGCAGACATGGCAGACTTGCTACTAGACCCTAAACTTTAGTAAAGGAAAGTGAACTATGGCACAGCCAAGCAACACATTCGACAGCTATGATGCAGTCGGCATTCGTGAAGATTTGAGTGATGTAATCACCAACATCTCACCAGAAGAAACACCATTCCACACGAAGTCTGCAAAGACCCGTGCGCGCAATACATTGCATGAATGGCAAACAGACAGCCTACGCGCGTCTACAGCAAATGCTCACATTGAAGGTGACGCAACAACTGCGGAAGCACGTTCAGCGACAACTCGCTTGGGCAACTACACACAAATCTTTAAGAACGCAGTTGTCGTACCTGACACTGACGAAGGTTTGGATAAAGCAGGCCGTGCGCGTGAAATTGCGTACCAAACGCTAAAAATTGCCAAAGAGCAAAAATTGGACATCGAAAAAGCACTTTTCGACAACAATGCTCGTGCAGCGGGTAACTCCACAACTGCGCGTGAGCTTGCTGGTGCGCCTGCATGGTTGACATCAAACACAGACTTTGGTGCTAACGAAGGTGCAGACGCAACGGGTGACGGTACAGACGCACGTACAGATGAGACAACAACTCTTATCGCGTTTGACCAAGACCGCTTTGATGGCGTAATGCAGTCAATCTGGGAAAACGGTGGAAACCCAGACACTGTATATCTATCAGCGTTCCAAATGAACAAGGCGTTGGCTTTCACAGGCAACAACAACCAGCGTTCAGCGGTACAAGCTGGTGACGAGCGTGTCATCAAATCACTTGCAGTATACGTTACACCTTGGGGAACTATTGAGTTCATGCCAAGCCGTGAGAACCGTTCTCGTGACGTATTCATCATGCAGGATGATATGTGGGAAGTCGCAACATTGCGTCCAACCAAAAACGTTGCACTTGCAAAAACTGGCGACAACACAACTCGCCAAGTTGTTACAGAACTTACATTGGTCTGTAAGAACGAAGCTGCAAACGGCGGCGTTTTCGACAACACAACGTCATAACGTCATAACGTTACTGAAGGGGCGGCAACGCCCCTTCTCTTTATCAGGAGGCAGTAATGAGAGTTTTAGTTAAGTATCGCAGCATGTCCACAAGTGTAGGGCGCGTGCGCAACGGCGATATAATTGATATTCCAGAAGCAGAATATAAAAAGATTTGCACAACGAAACCGATGGCGTTAGAGGCTTTGCCTGAGCTTCCGCTTGAAGAGCCTAAAAAGGTACAAAAAGTTGTACAGAAACCTGTACAAAAGAAAGCACCTGCGAAGCGCAAGCGGGCGCGCAAGGCTGACGGTACGCTGAAAGCTGATGATCCATCCACACCAGACGTAAATGAGGCTTGGGAAGATGGCAAACACCTCAACTAAAATCAAAGAAACTATTAAGTTTGAAGATGATAAGCTCATCATCAAAAAGACGCATGACGCATCTGTAGCGCTGAAAGATGCGCAGCAAGCGCGTGAGCTATCCCCTAACGCATTCGCATCAGACTACAAGCATGTCGGCAATGTGGACATGGCTATGCTAAATAATTGGCTAAAAGAGGCTGGAGTAGCATGGACAGATACACAAGCAGTAAAAGATGTGATAAAAAGGAAGTTAATGAGTAACGAATTTTCTGGACTGCGGGTTTGGGAAGGTAAGTGGTAAGATGGAAGTGAACTTTGAGATGATTGATGCGATCATGCAGTGGGTTGTCCTGCCTGTAGCGGGTGTTGTTATTTACATGTTCAACCGCCAAGGTCAGCACCATACTGACATTGCAGTTCTTAAAGCTCAGCACGAAGCCACCAGAACCTCACATGATCGTGAGATGAAGGAAATGAAAACCACTATCGCCGCGATTTTCACAAAGCTCGACAATATAGAGCAAGCGTTAAGAAAATGACATGGCTATCCTTGAGAGCATTGCAGCAGCAAACGCAGCGTATAACGTCATAAAGACCGCGCTGGGCAACGGCAAAGAAACTGCTGGTGTCATTAGCTCTATAGGTAAATTCCTTGCAGCAGAAGATGATATTAAGCAGGCAGTTCAAAAGAAAAAGAACAGCCCGCTTACAGCCATAACTGGTGGAGATGAGGGTGATTGGGAAGAGTTCCAAGCCCTTGAAAACATTAAACAAAAACGCGCTGAGCTAGAAAGCTACTGCAGACTGTACGCCCCTGCAGGCACTTGGGATCGCTGGATCGCTTGGCAGAATGAGGCGCGTAAGCAACGCCAAGCCGCACGCAAGGCTGCACAGTTAGCACATGAGAAAAAGATGGAGCAAATCCAGATTGCGGCAGGTGTCATGCTTGCAGTCACTGGGGTTGTTTTGGCAATCTATTATCTTGGCGTTTATATGGAAAAGTGGTGATGTGGATATTAGTGTGGCTTAGCTTCATAGATAATCGCTTTGAGTATTATCAGCTAGGTACGTTTGGCACAGAGGCACACTGCAACAAAGCAAAGGCTAAGGCAGAGGTAATGGTTAAGAATGTCGGGCAAGCAGTCACCTGTTTTGCGATTGATCGAAATTAAGCCAAATGTCTGGTGTGTATACAAAAACGGAAAAGTCCTTATAATCACCACGCATAAACGAATAGCGGAGCGTATTTATGGCACACACAGTAGTAGATGATTGGAAAATCGTGCCGCGCCTAATGATGATCGCGGTTACAGTTCTAACCTATAAAGCAGTCTTGTGGTTTATGACATTGCCTGACCCAACAGTAGCCCAAAGCGGGCTTGTAAGTGTCTGCATGGGCGCTCTTACAGGCTGTTTCGGCATCTGGATGGGCAAGGAAGCAAAGACAACCGTAACGCAGACCCAGACAAGCTCTAAGGTAGAGTATGATGTGGACAAATGAGGAACTAGTTACGCATGTAATTGTTAAGCTCTTGGAGCTTATCTTGGGCGTTGAGATGACGCTGTATCAGGGAGTAATGGTATAATGCTTGATTTACTTGGAAAGCTGGTAGACCCAGTAAGCAATATCCTCGACAAAGTTATTGAGGACAAGGATCAGAAAGCCAAACTTGCGCACGAAATCGCAACAATGGCAGAGCGCCACGCACAGGAGCTTGCTAAGGGTCAAATCGACATCAACAAAGAGGAAGCGAAGTCACGCAATATCTTTATTGCAGGCTGGCGTCCGTTTGTCGGTTGGACTTGCGGTTTAGCTCTTTTCTGGCACTTCTTGGGTCTACCTGTCACGCTGTTCATCACTGGATGGTTTAACCTGCAGCACCCGCCATTGCCAGAGTTTGACATGAATAGCCTAATGACTGTTTTGCTTGGTATGCTGGGGCTTGGTGGTATGCGCAGCTTTGAGAAGTTTAAGGGACTTACGAAATAATGGAAATGTGGCAGTGGATAATGCTGTTTTCAGCGGTAAGCCTTAACACGCTGGTTAATTGCTGGCGACTTTACTTGGAGATGAAAAGACATGGCTAAGGGCGACGCACTAAAGATGCTGCAAAAGAAATGCGGCGTAACTCCCGATGGCGCGTTTGGGCCAAACACCGCCTGCGCTATCGCAAACCATTACAAGATGAATGCAGTGCGTGGTGCGCACTTGCTAGGCCAAGCTGCACATGAAAGCATGAACTTCTTGGTGTCTGAAGAAAACTTAAACTACCGTGCAGCAACTATGTGCCGCGTGTGGCCCTCGCGGTTTGCATCTGAGGCAGAAGCTGCACCATACGCTATGAACCCAGAGAAACTGGCAAACAAAGTGTATTCAGGGCGCATGGGGAATGGCTCAGAAAGCTCTGGTGATGGCTGGAAGTACGCAGGCAAGGGCTTTATCCAGCTTACAGGTAAGGACAACACACGCGAGTTTGCAGAGCATATAGGCCGCGATGGTTTGGTTGATGATCCTTCACCGATTGCGGATGAGTTAGCTATGGACAGCGCAATATTCTTCTTTGAGAAAAACGGGCTGTTCAAACTTGCGGATCAGGGTGTCAACGATGACATAATCAAGCAAATCACAAGGCGCGTCAATGGCGGCTATCATGGGCTTGATGATCGCATGAAGAAAACCAAAGACATTTACCGCTGGCTAAGCTAGTGCAGCGTTTCTGCGTCACCTGTCTCACCTGAGATAAGCGCCAGTACAACAACGATTGCAGCCATAACCTCTTCAGGCTGCACTCCCTGCTCTACACGTTCATCCATGTAGTCTAGGAGCGCATCCACCTCTTCACTTGTGCTTTCTATATCGTCATCCATGTCGATCTTCAGGAAAGTTTGCATAACTGCACTCCTTGTGTTGGCTGAGGTCAGTCTACAAGGTTTTGCAGGGATTAGCTAATGTCCATCGCATCTGATCCGCGCTGTATCATATCTGCATGCATTGTTTCACATGTGCGCAGCAACGCGATATAAGCACGAACAAGGGCTTCCATTTCGTGATCGCCGCGCATCCACCTGTCTTGCGGTAAGCCGCGCTCTGCACGCTCTATAATCTTTGCTGCGATGGCAAAGTAGTCTGGTATATCATTCATCCTTTTCTCCCTCTAATTCCATCCAGTGATAAATCCTGTGACAATTACAGCACAGTGGGATGCATTTCTCAACTTCCTCCCACATTCGCTTAAACTGACCTTGCTGCAACAACTTACTTACCTTTGGGTCGTTGTTCTGGTCGGGGTGGTGAAAATCTATTGCAGCAGGATGAGAAAAGCCACAAAAAAAGCAGGACAAGCCTGCTTTGTAGTCTCGAAACTTCTGTCTTTGCTCTTTCTTTCGCTTTCGCGTTCGTTCAAGCGTGCGTTCTCTGTTGCGCTGATACCAATCAGCACCGTACTTCTTGTTATACTCCCTGCGCTTCCCCTTGTCTTTGTACGGCAAAGGTCAATCTTCTTATGTTGGCTACACGCCTGAAATATAACATATTTATTCAGGACGTAAAACAGGGGCAATGGACTTTGATAACTTGTCAGTCTTAATGCACCACATATTAACGTCACCGTCTGCAAACATATACTCTGCCATGTCCTCGTTGTCGCGGATCATAACCTGACACGCCTCATAGCTGGGCAACAGTATATACGACTGTATATCCATGCCTCTCACTGCGTATTCAATGTAAAACGCGGTAAAAAATTCCATTGCGCTGGCTCCCTGTTTTGTTAGATTGTCGCGGTGGGGCGAAAGTGACTGTGCGATTACTGTGTTATTGCGCAATCAGGCTTGTTGATCGGCAAAATCTCGCACAAGTCCGCCCCACACGATTTACTTTTTAATTGCGTATTTTATTGCGGCGGCTGCGATTAAGCTAATCACTAGCTTTCCGAATATTTGACCCTCGACATACGCGAGAGAACCAAAGGCTATATATAGGAAAACTATGCTGTCCATGACTGCCCCAGCTAGGCCAGATGCAGCAACAGCCAAAGCCCTGCCATATTTGCGCACATATGTGTAAGCGCCAAAGTCCACCAATTCTGACGCGCCAAATGCCAAGATGCTTGCAAGCGCAATAAATGGATCGGCAAGCAGGTATGACAAGATTGCGCCCACTATTATACCACCCAACGCCCATTTCACACCTAGATGCTCTTGGACTTGATCGCGCAAAACCAAAGCCGCGCCTACCATCAAAACACCACTAGGCGCTGTCATGCCAAATCCAACTGGGATCATGCACGGCCCATCTGTTATGCAGAACGTGCCAACATTACCAATCATCCAGTTTGCTGCGGGTATTGTTGCTATATACCCTGCTAAATATCCCCACTTTTTCATGTCAATATCCTCTCTTATATCATGTTGAGCATGGGTTGCTCGTTAAGCCAGCGAAGCCACTTATCTAGCTTTGCTCTATTCTCGTCTGGCGCAAATGCAAGCATAGTTCCGTCCACGCTGTCACACCCTATTGCAGCCGCAAGACGCATTCTTTGGTAGCTATTCACTCTACCCATATGCACCCACTTATCTCGGCGTTTGGCTTCTGCCACAAGATCAGCGGCAGCTTGGCTCAGTTTCCACTCTGTGCTGCCACCAATAAATATTGCATCTAACTTTGACCACTCAACTGTGTTGGGCAGCTCACCATCTTGGCAGACATAGGCAGCCTTAAAGCCTAACTTTTGGATGCGTGGCAGCATTGGGTAGGCTCGATCTTTTGTTGCTGCTGCGTCACCAACCACATCAGGTGCTGCGGCAAACAAGCAAGCGTCACGATCTAACTTATCAAGCCAAGCAAGAAAGCCATCGTTGCTGTACTTGCCTGCCTGAACAAAACATCCATTGTCAGCGGCGAACAAGCTGTGACCATGAATTGACTGCTTGCCAGCGTTGAAACTAAGCATAACACCAAGCTGGTCGGTGCATTCTACTTTTTTGCCGCTTAGATAGATCATTTCATAAAATACTTAGCTTTCCAGTAACGCACGCTGCTTTCAGATATGCCTAGCTCATTGGCGATATCTACCGTGCGGAAACCTTCCTCTACCAGTTCCTTAATTAACGCCAAGCGCTCTGGGTTATATGTTCCATGCGGTCTTCCCTTCTGCGTTGGCTTCGGCTGTTCGCGTTTTTGTTGTTGCAGTCCTGTACCCCATTTCTTGCGGTACGCAGCATTTTCCTGCTTGGCTAGTGCGGCCCATGCTGTTGCTATTGTCATACTGGTGTTCCTGTTACATCTTCACGCTCTTCTTTGAGCTTATCTAAAACGTGCTTCATCCTAGAGTGTATCGCATCAATATGCACTAATGCTGATGTAGGGTTTGCTCGTGCCGCTATGCAGTCTTTTATCGTGTGTTCCAGATACTTCGCGATCTGATTGTCAGTCATCATCTTCCTCATGTTTATTTGTTTCTATCTCACCATCACCTTGGCATAACTCGCACACCTCATCGTATGCAACTAAATCTGGCGGGGTGTCTCTGTCGATCCAAGGCGCAACGCGCTCACGCTCTATATAGCCTGTGCCATTACACTCTGGACATGCGATGTAACCTATCAAAACGGGCAATCTCCTTGATCTCGCTTGGGATGCCAGATGACCGACACCCCATGCATTTGCTCTATGAACTCAACGAGTATGCTGGACCACATTGCGGTTAGCATCCATTAAGTCGATTGATTGGCAAATCTCCTCTATCCATGACAGCGGCACAGTTTCGCCTTGCGCAATTGTACTACGCACAGCTTCTGCTCTGCTATATGCCTGATAGTAGGCTTGCACATATTTATTGTGTTTTTCCATTGCTTCCTTCCTTGTAAATATTTAGTCAATCCCTAGTTGACATCTAATTAATATCAGTGTTAAGAAACGAATGTCAACAATTTTTTTTGTGAGGTAAAAATGAATAGCGACACAAAGCCATGCATGCTGCACCTAAGTAAGACTGCAGACGAAGTAATAGAGCGACTGCGATTTGATGATGTGTACAAACCACAGGGCCGCAGAAAGCACAGCCGCAGCGACTTTGTAGAAGACGCAATCCTGTTTTACGCGAAACACTTGGAAGCGCAGCTAGATGGTCAACGGGCGTAATAAGGGCGCATCGTTTGAGCGCAGCATAGCAAACATGCTATTTGCTGATCTGGGGCTAAACGCAAAGCGCGATATTGAGCAGTACCGTGCAGCGGATCATGGGGACATCGTAACAGACGATGAGAGCTGGCCCTATGTCATCGAATGCAAACGCTATGGGGGCAAACACTTCACGTTTCGCCCAGAGTGGTGGGTGCAAGTCGAGAAAGCTGCCAATGCTGCAGGAAAAGAACCTGTGCTTGTCTATAAGTATGACCGCCAGCCAATCACGGTTGTCATGCGCCTAGAATACTTAATGGGTGACGGAGTACATCACGAAGAAAAAGTACGCATGGATTGGGATGCGTTTATCTACATCGCAAGGGAGAATTGGGATGGTTAAATTTGAGCTTATAGAGCCAGAGAATAAAAATCATATTTGGTCACTACAGCGTGTCGTGCCAACTGACATAGGAACATGGACCGCGAGTGAGGAGCCTTTTCTTATCTTCCATCTAAACAGTGTCGAGAGTGCAGGTTCCACGGAAGCGCACCGCCTTGGCTATGAGGTTTTTCAAATAAACTTCAAAAGCGGCAAAACTATTTGGGTAGAGGTTCCAAAAGAAAAGAAAAAAACGCTTCTGGAAGAACTTATTTGGTGCATAGGGAAAACAAAATGACACAAATTGAATACAACCTGCCAGACTATGAGTATCACGATAAAGCGATACATCCGCATATCTCAAGCAGTGACGTAAAGACCGTCCTAAGCAAATCCTTGCTACACTGGGCAGGTCAAGAGCGTAAAGAGAGTATTGCCTTTGACATAGGCAAAGCTGTGCATGCGTTAATCCTAGAGCCTGAAAAGGATTTAGTTGTGCGCGGTCCAGAGGATAGGCGCGGCAGCAAATGGAAGGATGCCAAAGCAAAGGCTGAAAAAGCTGGCAAAGTGTTGCTGACGGAAAAAGACTACGACACTTGCATGGCTATGGCGACAAACGCATTCATGCACTGCGACTTCCTCAAGGAAACTGTGTACTCTGATGCATTCGTCGCAGAGGCCAGCATCTTCACAACCTGCAGCAAAACTGGTGTGGACATAAAGGTACGCCCAGATGGGCTAATCATGCCGCAAAAGAAAACGGATGAGCCTTACATAATTGACATCAAAACCACGCAGGACGCATCGCCAGAGGCATTTCATAAAGAAATTCGGCGGTATAACTATGATGTGCAGATTGCTTTCTACCTGCACACTATGTGGGAAGCGGGTTTGCCCTGCAAAACCATGTATCTCATTGCAGTTGAGAAAAATGCACCATATGTCACGACTGTGCATGAACTAAGTGAACTACACCTAGCGCACGCACACAAACGCATGCTTGCCACATTGGAAAAGATCGGCAATGCTATGCGAACAGGGGAATTTACGACAGATTGGCCTGACGTAAATCAAGTCTTTCTTCCTGCATGGATGGAAGATGGAATAGAAGCATTTTGAGAGAAGGAGACAAGACCATGAAAATGCTAACACCAAACCAAGTTCTATTCGAGAACGTAACCGCGCAATACCCGCGCATCAACCAAACCTATCGCTTTGACAACATGGAAAACAAAACTGTGCCATGCAAGCCAGAGGAAGATGGGGCCGCATATGAGGTTTCATTCTTGATGAGCAATGAAGATGCCACGGAATTTCTGAAGAAATGCGATGAGATTTACGCGGAGACTGCGGGTGCGGACACAAAGCGCAAGTGGAAGCCCAAGCCTATGTATTACCCATATAAGGAGCTAGATGACGGGCAACCGCAAGGCAAAGCCAAGCTCAAAGGTGCTTACAATGGCGAAGCAACAAAGCCACCTCTGCAAAAAGACGCAAACCGCAACTCTTTGCCACCTGATTTTCGCCTAACCTCTGGCAGCAAAGTCAACGTATGGGGGCAGCTATTCGCGTATAATACGGGGGCTGTGTCTGGTGTTGGGCTTCGGTTGCGCGGCGTGCAGGTCTTGGAACTGCAAGAGGAAGCGTCAAACGATCCTTTCAGCGCGACTGATGGATTTACTGCAGCAAAGCAAGAGGATGATCCCTTTGGCTTGCCGCCAGTGACCAAGGCACCACCCGCGCCAAGCGCAGAGTTTAGCGACGAAATCCCATTCTAAGCAAAAAAATGCCCCGCGTGGGATAAGCGCGGGGCAGTTCATCATCGAGACAAGAAAACAAATAACCGTGTGAGGAGCATTTGTTAGCACAATGATAGGGCAAGATGTAGGCAAGATCAAGTACCCAGAACCAACATATAGCGTATACGCGCCGCAAATCATAAGCGCGCTACAGCTTAAA